ATGACTACCGCACTGCCTATGAGGCAGGGGACGCTGAGCAGGTTGTTGCAGCGCAGGAGAAACTCAACAACGCCACCTATCGGCTCAACCAGCTGAATGATTACCGGCCTACTTTACAGGAACCGGAGCAGGGCGTAGAGACTGTACCTACGCAGGCACCCACTATACCGGAGCCTGATGCCAGAGCTCGTTCGTGGCAAGAACGCAACGAGTGGTACGGCACCGACCCGGAGATGACGGGGTCTGCGTTTGGGCTGCACCAGCGGCTCATTACCGAACGCGGTGCCGAGTTCGCCGGTACTGACGACTATTGGCGCACCATCGACGCAACGATGAGCCGCCGGTTCCCCGAGTATTTCGCGGGGACGAGCCAGCCTTCCGGGCAAGTCCCGAGTGGTAGCAGGCAGAGGTCGTCGTCCATCGTTGCCCCAGCCTCCCGCTCACGGTCTCCCAAGAAGGTCACGCTTACGTCCTCGCAGCTGTCGCTGGCGAAGAAATTTGGACTTACCCCCGAGCAGTACGCCGCAGAAGTGGTGAAGCTCGAAAAGGAAAGTAGATGACCGAGCGTACACCCCGCGATTTCGAGACCCGCGCGCTTCGCGAGCGGCCCAAGACGTGGCAGCCCGCGACGGTAATGCCCGAGCCCAACCCGCAGGAGGGTTATGCCCACCGCTGGGTGCGGCTGTCCACCATGGGCAAGATCGACCAGCGCAACCTCTCGGGCAAGCTGCGCGAGGGCTGGGAACCGGTGCGCATCGAGGAGCAGCCGCAGTTCCAGCTGTTGATCGACCCCGACAGCCGTTTCAAGGACAATATCGAAATACAGGGCTTGCTCCTGTGCAAAATTCCAGTGGAGTTCATGGAACAGCGTAAGGCTTACTATGCGAGGAAAGCCCTCTCGCAGATGGAGGCGGTGGACAACAACTTCATGCGCGAGAACGACGCGCGGATGCCGCTGTTCTCGCAACGCCGTTCCGAGGTCAGTTTCGGTAATGGCCAGAGTCGGTAAGGCAAGGAGTAGATAGACCATGGCATATCCTGTTGTTTCTGCCCCCTACGGCCTTATCCCGATCAACCTCATCGGTGGTCAGGTGTTCGCGGGCGCAACCCGGTCGATCCCGATTGCTCCGGGTTCCGGCACGGCGATCTTCTTCGGCGACGTGGTCAAGATCACCGCCGCCGGTACCATCGACAAGGATACCGGCACCACCACGGCCACGCCGATGGGCGTGTTCATGGGCTGCTCTTACACCGACCCGGTGTTCGGCAAGACCTTCCGCCAGTCCTATCCCGGCGGCGTCGCGGCTACCGACATCCTTGCCGTGGTCGAGAATGATCCCGACGCGCTGTTCAAGGTGGCTGTGGTCTCGACCGCGCAGAACATCAGCTACGTCAACCGGAACGCGGTCGGTGCCAACGCGGTGCTCGTCCAGAACGCGGGCAACACCGCCACCGGCAACTCGGCCAACGGCATGAGCTCGACCGTGGCGAACACGTCAACGTGGCCGCTTCGCGTCGTCGATGTCATCGCCGAGACGGCCATCGCAGGCTTCCCCGGTTCCTATACGGAAGTCATCGTTGCGTGGAATGCGGGTATGCACCAGTACCGCAACCCCGCTGGCGTGTAAGGAGGCAGTTAGATGGCAATTTCACGCGCACAACTTCTCAAGGAACTGCTTCCGGGTCTGAACGCGCTGTTCGGTCTGGAGTACCAGCAGTACGGCGAGGAGCACAAGGAAATCTTCGAAATCGAGAGCTCTGAGCGCTCGTTTGAAGAAGAGACCAAGCTCGGTGGCTTCGGTGCCGCGCCTGTCAAGAACGAGGGCTCTGCCATCGCTTACGACAACGCGCAGGAAGCCTTCACCTCGCGGTACAACCACGAGACGATTGCGCTGGGCTTCTCGATCACCGAAGAGGCGATGGAGGACAACCTCTACGACAGCCTCTCCAGTCGCTATACCAAGGCGCTTGCGCGGGCCATGGCCTACACCAAGCAGACCAAGGCGGCAGGCGTGCTCAACAACGGGTTCGCGGCTAATGGCGGCGATGGCGTGCCGTTGTTCTCGGCCACACACCCCCTGCTCGGAGGCGGCGTCAACTCGAACGTCCCGCCGACGCCCGCCGATCTCAACGAGACCTCGCTGGAAGCCGCCGTGATCCAGATCGCGGCGTGGACCGACGAGCGCGGGCTGCTGCTCGCTGCGAAGCCGAGGAAGCTGATCATTCCGACCAGCCTTACCTTCGTAGCCACGCGGCTTCTGGAGACAGAACTGCGCGTCGGCACCGCCGACAACGACATCAACGCGCTGGTGAACAACGGTTCGGTCCCCGAGGGCTACACCGTCAATCACTACCTCGTCGATGACGATGCGTGGTTCCTCAAGACCGACGTGCCCAACGGCCTCAAGCACTTCATCCGTGTCGCGCTGTCCAACTCGATGGACCCCGATTTCGACACGGGGAACAGCCGCTACAAGGCCCGCGAGCGTTACAGCTTCGGGTGGTCCGATCCTCTCGGCATGTGGGGGTCGTCGGGCGCTCCGTAAGCGCGTAGGTAGGAGAATACCCCATGGGTGCTACGCATTTTTCCGGGCCGGTCGTGTCGGTCACCGGGTTCAGTGTCGGGTCCGACGCCGCCGCTCCGCCGCCGCAAATTCTCTCGGGTTCGGGACCGCCCGCTGGTGCTGCGCCCAAGGGCTCGCTTTACCTGAACACGGCTGGGTCGGGCACAGTCAACCGTGCCTACATCAACGTTGACGGCAGTACGAACTGGACTGCCATTCCGACGACGGCTTGAGATGGGCGAGTCCGATGTCAAGGTGTCGGCTCCGCTGACAGCCACCGGGCCGTTCCTTGGCCAAGGCGGAGCGCCGCTTGGGCGTGTGCGGATCAAGGGCTTGAGCGGCATGTCAGGCGGTGGCAACGGTACCGTCGTGCTGACCAGCGGCGGTGCGCCGCTGTTGAGCTTCACGATGGGTGCCAGCACCGAGGACCATATCGAGTTCCCCGGCAGGGGTGTCTTGGCCGCCAATGGGGTGGCGGGCGCGCTCACCAGCATCACGTCTGTGACCCTGATCTATGAGGGCTGAGCGCACTTACAGCCTGTCAGGCCGCAGCCTGTTCATCGCGCTGCCCGCTTACGACTTCAAGGTGAGCCTGCGGCTGGCGGTGAGCCTTGCGCGCTTTGCGCAAAGCGCGCCGCAGCACGGTATCGACGTACACATCGGCTCGGTATGCGGGTGCAGTGTCGTCTCACGCGCCCGCAATTTGCTGGTGTCGGACTTCCTCGCCAGCGAGGCTACCGAACTGCTGTTCATCGACTCGGATATCAACTTTGAGCCCGAGGCGGTTCTGCGCCTCATGGCGTGGGGGGCGGATGTAAAGAAGGGCATCGTTGCCGCCGTGCCGCGCGTGCGCGACACGGCGGAGGTCTACATCGCGGACCTCGATTACGACACAGATAACCAGCTCACAATGGACGGGATGGGACTTGTGCGAGCCCGCAATGTCGCCACTGCGTTCATGTGGGTCGCGCGCGGGGCGTTGGAAGAACTCGTGGAGGACCATCCCGAGTGGGTCTATTACGACCCGCGCGCGAAACGGAACCTGAGTGCCGTGTTCGATTTCGAAGTACGCCCCGATGGATACGTCGGTGAGGACTTCCTGTTTTGTGAGCGCGTGCGCGCCGCCGGTTACGAAGTCTGGGTCGATCCGTCGATCACGCTCGGGCACATGGGCGTGCAGGAGTACGTCGGCAACTTCGGTGACTCCGTGTTATATCCGATGATCACTCCCCCCGTGGATGAGGAAGTGGCGCAATGACCATAGGCAAAGTTCTTGAAGCCAGTCTTCTGCCCGGCGCGGCCTTCATGCCCGGCATGTCCAAGTACACACTGCTTGGTGCGCTGACGGGCGCGGGCGACGATGACAAGAACAAGCCCGGCACGCCCGGTACGCCCGGTGGGGCTACCACACCCGGCGGTGCGCCCGCAGCGCCTAGCGCGCCCGGTTCGCGCAAGGGGGGCAAGACCAAGACCAAGGCCAAAGCCAAGCGCGCGGCCAAGGGCAGCAGTCGCAAGAAGCCGTTCTCCAAAGGCGGCAAGACACGTTTCGCGGACGGTGGTGGATCACCAGCCGCACCCATGGGTGTACCCTCTCCCGCACCCATGGGTGCACCTGCGGGTGCACCGGGTGGTATGATGCAACGCCAAGGCATGGGCCAGATGGACCCGCAAGCGATGGCCCAGCGCCATGCCATGTGGCAGCAGCGCATGGCGCAGCAAGGGGGGCAGCCCGGCATGGGCCAGATGGGGCAACGTCCGATGGGTCAGCCCGGTATGGGTCAGATGATGGGACAGCCTCCGCAGGGTATGCCGCCCCCGCAGGGTATGCCGCCCCCGCAGGGTATGGGCGCACCCCCGCCGATGCCTCCGCAGGGTATGCCGCCCCCGCAGGGTATGGGCGCACCCCCGCCGATGCCTCCGCAGGGTATGCCGCCTCCCGGTGGCATGGCCCCGCCTGCGCCGGGCGCGCAGCCGCCCGCAGGCAGCTTGGCCAAGGGCGGCAAGCTCAAGGCCAAGCCCAAGATGATGGCCAAAGGGGGTAAGACCAAGGCCGCACCCAAGCGCATGGCCAAGGGCGGTGCTGCGTCACGCGGCGATGGCTGCGCCCAGCGCGGGCGCACCAAGGGCCGGATCATCTAGGAGATGGCGCGATGAGCTTCAGCAAGAAGAGAAAGCCCATGGCTCGCGGCGGTCGCGCCAAGCGTCGGTTCGACGATGGCGGCTCGACGTCGAGCGCGCCTTCGCTTTCCGATCAGGACGCGCTCACCGATCCCGGCAAGCTCAAGATCGAGGACGAGGACGGGAACCCTATCGACGTATCGGGCAGCACCTCGTCGTCTCCCAAACTTACGCCCGACATCCCGCTCGCGCCCAAGGACAGCTCGTTCGGCTCGGCGTTCCGCACTGCGCGCAATAACGGGGACAAGACCTTCACATGGAATGGGAAGTCCTTCACGACGGATTTGGCGGGGGACAAATCCTCGACACCTTCCCGCCGCCCCCCTGCGACCGGTTCGAGCTCTACCCCGACCAAAACTTCGGCTGGTTCGAGTGCTTCCCCGAATGGCCCCAGCAACCTCGCGGATATAGCGAAGAAGGGTGCGGCGCTGCGCGCGAGTTTCTCGGGCCCGAACAAGACGGACAAGCCGCAACCTCTGTCGCCGCGCGCGTCGTCAGGGCTGGATAACAGTCAGTCTGCTCTGAAGACGGCCTTCGGCAGCGCCAAGTCGAACCCCACACCCAAGACCACGCAGACGATCACGTACCACAAGCCCCCCATCATGGACTCTCCTGCAGCCACGGCTGCGCGCGACGCGAGGGATGCGGGCAATGCCAAGGGGGGTAAGACCAAAGCCAACTGCGAGGGCGGCAAGATGGCGCGCGGCGGCAAGCCACGGCTTCCCGTAATGCCCAAGGCGGGACCTCCGTCGATGAAGCCGCGCAAGCCCAAGGGTCTGGGGGGCCTCAACAAGTCGAAGATACCTCCGGGGCTGGCCGCTGCGCTTGCCGGGGCGGGCGCAGGTCCGCCTCCCGGTGGGCCGCCTCCCGGTGGGCCGCCGCCGGGGCTTCCGCCGCCTGATCCGTCGCTCGGTGGCGATCCTTCGTCGGGGATGCCTCCGGGGATGAAGCGCGGTGGCAAGGCCAAGGTTAAGCCCAAAGGCTTCGCCAAGGGCGGCAAGGCCAGCTCCAGCAAGTCGGGCAAGCCCGGCATGGGCATGATGGGTATGGGAGCCAAGGGCTTCCCCAGCTTCGCGAAAGGGGGAAGCATCGACGGCTGCGCACTGCGCGGACATACCCGCGCACGTAGGAGCAAGTAATTATGCGACCATCCCGTGGGATGGGGGATGTCAAGCAGTCGAAACGCCCCCCGAAGGTCATCACGCGCAAGGACAACCCGAACAAGGTGAAGGTGTTCGCCAAGGGCGGGTGGATGAAAGACGCGGTCAAGAAGCCCGGCGCACTGCGCGCCTCGCTCGGCGTGAAGGGCGATGCCAAGATACCGGCGCAGAAACTGGCTAAAGCGGCGAAAGCCCCCGGCACGCTGGGCAAACGCGCAAGATTGGCGCAGACGTTTGCCAAGTTTCGGAAGAAATAAGTGGTCACCACCGGAAGCGTCCTGTTCGACCTCGATGTCAACGAGCTGCTTGAAGAAGCGTTCGAGCGTTGTGGTGCCGAATTGCGCTCCGGTTACGACTTCAGGACCGCGCGGCGCAGCCTGAACTTGCTCTCCATCGAGTGGGCAAACCGGGGGATAAATTTGTGGACCGTGGAAGAGGGCGCGGTACCCCTCATCCAAGGCCAGACGGCGTATGCGCTGCCTGTCGATACCATCGACTTGATAAGTCATGTGATCCGTACCGGATCAGGGGTGAACCAGACGGACCTGACTCTGTCTCGCATAAGCGTAGACACGTATGCATCCATACCTACCAAGCTAACGCAAGGTCGGCCCATCCAAGTGCGCATCGACCGGCAGTCCGGGGCGACGTATCCAGACCCAACCAACCCACCGGCAACTATCACCCAG